ATCATAACTGGCCCCATTTCCAGCAAAATCACGATGGTCGTTATCGCCAGAACTAGTGTTGTTGTAACTAGGATCTTGTGTAGTTTGAACTGTTGTTTGAATAGCGTGCCTTCTAGTGTGTTTAATATCTTCTTGATAATGTTGCATAGTACCAGTTGAAACAAAGTCAGACGATGCGTATGATGTTGCGTTAACTCTATTTAGCTCACTAATATCTATAAGCGTAAATTGTCTTGTTCCTGTTAAGAATTTAGTTGCATTCTTATTTGGCACAAAGATAATACCTTCAATTGCACCATTAGCATCTGATAATATGGATGCAGTCTTACCGCCTAAAGTAGGTGGGAATTCTGTTTCATTGATGTACTTATCACCAGGATCAAGATAATTAGAATTAGTCGCTTGTGCCGCAAAGTATTGGAACTTTCCTGAACCTGTTTGAACAAAAGCAGAAATATCAGTTTCGTCATAGAATGGGAAGTAACGAGTATTAGGTCTCAAGCCTTGCGCTTTAAAGAATATAAATCGTTCTCTTTGGTATTGAATAGATGTTTCATAAAGTATTTCGTCTGCCATTGATGTCACGACTGTTTCACTCTTGACAATTGTACTTGTTACAGTAGAAGTCGTTCGACCATTCTTTGAAGTCTTACTTTCAGAGTAACCGGCTTTTAATGAATCTGCTTGTACACCTGACCAGTTAAAGCCCCAATCATTCCACAAGGAAGTGTTTGCTGGGTCTAGCTTTGTTCCGCCGTCAACAATCTTAGCAGGTAAACGAGAGGTGTCGAACCATGTATCAGTAGATGGTGACATTTTAATATGCCCAATAGTCACACCTAAGTTAAATGCGTTTACTGATGTTGCACTGGATGCCTGAGTATTTGAAGCATATACAACTTCTTCATAAAGAGGGTATACTGTATCGCCTATTAAGGACACACGATCAGAAGCATCAGAGTCATAAACAAGTTCAGAACTGTTTGCAACAAATGATGGTCTTAATTCTCTATTGAATACATCAGTAGATGCACGATAATCTAATGCAGTTCTTAAACTTTGTGAGTGGTCTGTAAAGTTGTCGGCAGTTAGGCCAACTTTTAGACGATTAACACCAGCCGAGTCAAGAACTTCTAAAGTAGCAGTTTCTAGCTCAAGCATGTTTAATGTAGTAATTTCTTCAATCTTGTCCATACGTGTTTCAAGATCAGATATATCTCTCATAGTGTAACGTCTGTTATCAACATACGTCATAGATACATCGCTATCATTCAATGTGTAAGGATTTATAGATAGTCTAGCAAGTTCCATTGCATTATCAGGAACGGATGGGTGTATAGGAAATAATGACCTTTCACCAGCAACCGCTTCAAATGTGCCTGCTTTATTCAATACAATTCTGTAACCTTGACCAAGATAGTAAGCAATGTCTGTAGTAATAAGATCAGTGTTAGCTGGAATTTCTACAGTTACCGCACCAGTTGAAGTAAAGTCAGATGCAGTGTTAGCACGTAAAGGTCTAAAGTCTAATACGTCTCTTAAAGAAACAGTCTCACCATTCTTTTGTCTGTATGATGGAATGTCTTCATATTCAACTTGACCAGTGTAAGAATTTACAGCAAAGAAGTCTCCGCCAGCTCCGTGTGCAAAGTGATCAAAGTTAACATAAACATCACCGCTTGGAGCAGAAAAGCCAGCACGTAATGTTAGAATGCCTTCCGAATAGAAGTTATCTCTTTGTCCATTGTCAAGTACATAATAGTCTGTAATGACATTACCAGCAGATGTAGCATCTCGTACTTCATTAATTCTAAATATGTCACCACGCTCTAGCTGAACTGTGTCGTCACTTTCAGGAGAAATAGTAGCCGTTCTATTTGTTAATGCTTTAGTTTTTACTGTGGCAGCACCTTTGTTGACATAGGCTAACAATGAAACAGCAGAAGATTTTTGAAGCGTTCCTAATGTAACACCTGTAGTTCCGTTACCACCAGCAGTCACAGTAATCGCACTTTCTACACCAGAAGAATCTGTTGATAGTAACCAATTTGTAGAGTTGGCAAAAGTCTCGCCTGTTGCAGACAATGAAAGAGCCAATGTAGCGTTAGCCGCTGCAGTACCAGTGAAACGTCTTTGTGTCGTCAATGATATGTCAGTTATGGCAGAAGGTCTGATACCTGATAAAGGGAACAATAAGTTATTATTAGAAGTGTCTTTTATTACAGCAACACTATTTTCAAGAACAAGATCAGCATAGTTAGTAGTGCTAAGACCTATACTTCTAACAGCACTAAACTGTTTAGCCGAAGCCATTACAACATCAAAGATGTATATTCTATAATACAAACCAAATTTCTCAATAGACCTTATTCTAGCCGTACCAATAGTTGCACCACCATGAGTAACAGCCGATCTTAAATTGACATTAGCCATAGTTGTAATGTTTGGCAAGCCTAACTTAGTCAAAGATAAAATGTAATTACCATACTCTGAGGCAACAACATCATTGTTTACTGTAGTAGTTGTTCTTGGCTTGTCAATAGGAATTCGTATTGGGTTATAAGATTCGAACCTTTTACCTTTTACATAAGCAATACCAGCATTGATTGTTATATCAAGTTTAGTTGCATCAGAATCGTTGGCTTGGGTTTTTATTATGAATGGCTTAACTGTATAGTTACCAGACTCTTCGAATGTCCTTTGAGCCAAGATGTCGCCTACGACACTCAAGCTCCTATCACCAGCAGACTTAACAGCCGCCATTAATCCATTGACAATATCAAAGGATGGAATGAATGTAGTACCAGCAGAAACATTAGCTTGTAATGCCAGTGCTAATGTAATCTTATATCTGTCTGCACCAGGAGCAGTCAAGTTTGGTGTGTCTGTTGAATTGTCGTAAAGTGCAGTATCATCAGCCGCTTTAACAACTTGTTCTGAAACAGTAAAACCAACTACAGCCGTAGGTGTACTTGAATACTTAGAAATAACAATGCTTTGCGCATTAGACTGAACGAAGTGACCGCTTACGAAGAATACTGATTCTTTTACCGAGAGCCTTGTACCACGCCCAACAGCTGGATTTGCAGTAGTATTAGTAGATTGTACTTGTAAGTTTGTTCCACTGACATCGCCATTGATAACTTCACCTGGTGTTAAACGAACAGGTGTGGTGGTACCAGAAATTGAATTGTTATTTACATACTCAACAAAGATTGTTGCAGGGTCACCATCAGCCGCTGCTTTGATTTCAACAATGCGAACTTTAATAGTAGATGTTTGTCCAGTAAAAATTTCACCGATTAAAGCAGAGAACGTTGTAGGTAAAGCATATGTAGTAGTATCTAGTTTACCAAATTCAAATCTTGTATCTAATTGAATACCACCCGAATGGACAGGCGCACCTTCTTTAAATACAAAACGAGCATGTTGCTCTGCTTCTCTTTGAATAATCGTTTGAAGTTGGGTTAACTCTCTTGCTTGAAGTGCTGAACCCGAATTAAAAAGTATTCTGTGATAATTATCGCTGTCTGCGAAATCATCTCTGTATGTCTGACTAAAGCTGGTGCTTGTAACGTTGCTTACCATTATTTTCTCTTCTTACAATTGAATTACGATTTTAATATCTTCGGTTTGGTCTGTGGCTCTAGTAATAGCGGCTCTATTTTCAACATACAACACTTCACCTGAATTTATGTTAATGTTTGGAGTTGTCCATGTACTTGCACTATCTAGTGTTCCAGCACCATTACCATCTGTCTCAGTCAAGGCTTCGGCAGTTGTAAATGCAGTAAAGCCTGTGTCCTCTGTCTGATGGTAACGTATTATCTTAGTCGATGTGCTATATGTATCAACGTATGCTTTAGCACCAGAAGACCCACCTAAGATAGTATTATCAGGAGTGAATGCTGTCGTCTGTGATGCTACTAATAAACTTTTAAGAGCAAATCCAGATGCCGCTGTAAAGTCGGAATCAGTTGTAGGGACTAATGGATTTTTAATTAAAGCTACTTGACGGAAATCATTATCAGTTATAAATGTGTTTGTTTCATTGCCAGCTGGTTTTGTATTGAACATAACAGCCTTTGCTCTAAGGTCATTTAAAGCGTTTGCACCAAAACCCTTATTAGGAGAAAGTACAGCACGTGCCGTAGCAGAACCAGCACCGAATGTTATAGTAGCTTTAGTGAAATCATGTCCGTGTCTAATGCCACCAGTACCATTTGAATCTAATAGGATGTCTACGACTGCGCCACCACTTATAATTGCCGTGGCTGTACAACTGTCACCATCACCAACTACTGTGACTGTAGGAATTGATGAATAACCAGTACCACCAGATACAACACGAATACTACCGATTTGACCTGATATTGCCGCTGTCTGTACGCCCTTTTGTTCTACTAAAGCCGCCGCTGACGAACTGTCTGTTGTCCCAATCAATTTTACAGGAACAAAGTTTGCAGAAAGAAACTTGTTTGCGTCTGTAGCAGAAAGGGTGTAAAGGAATTTCCAAGTGTAACCATCGGCTAATAAGAATGATGATGTTGCAGAGCCAGTTGGTTCTACAGTAGATGCTACAGCCGCACCAGTCGAGTCTTTACCTTGTTGTAGGCAAATATACACTGCATTATCGTCTGTGATAACAAAGTATGGTGTAGTAGGATGCGAAGCTATGTTATCGTCCCAACCATCATAAAGTGTACCAGCTGTCCAGTTATTTCTAGGAACAACATAAGAAACGTCTTCACCAGATTTAATTGATTGAAGTTGCAATCTTAAATTACGTTCTTCTCTTAAAGTATTAACAGGTGTTGGAGCTGTGTCTGAACTATCCCAATCGATAGAGTTACCTATACCGATATAATAAGATGCTGCTGTTGTTCCAACTTCTGCGATAAGACTATCAAGAAGTACCCTTTTTAAACTGTCAGTAATAATGCCTGTCATTTGTTTTTCCTATTAAGCTACTGTAACGCTTGATTGATTACCAACGAGATACCAATTAGCACCATCCCAGATAACTGTTGCGCCGTCATATTGAGCTAGCGCAAATGTAGAACCCTGTGCATAATTTGCAGGGGTTACAGTAGCTACTCCAGCTCCTTTGTTTGTAAATATTTTAGATTCACCGACTGTTGTACCATCGGCTAAAGACACTGCTAATGCAGAACCTTTATTACAGATTATATAGCCTACTGTTGCAGAGGCCGCACCATTTGCAGTTATTGTTGCAGATGTGATTGCGTGCTTATTAAGTACAGCAGAACCAGTACCCTTACCACCAATTGTAACATTAACATTAGTATCACCACCACTTGCAATAATCGTAGGACTATTACCTGTTGCGGCATTGGCTAATGTTACTTCATTAACTGCTGAACCTGTTGCAGTTACTTTAACTAACTCATTACCATTAGTGTCATTTAAAGACGTGCCATACTTACCTGTGTTTATTACAGGAGATGTCAAAGTCTTGTTAGTAAATGTCTGTGCAAACCCAGCAAAAGCAAACGTATCATTTCCAGCCAACAAAGGTAAAGTCACAGTCCTATCAGCACTCAATTCACTTACAGCAAACACATACTGGTGATCGGCAGACGTGTCATTAATTTGTGGTGTTGTTATGACAGGAGAAGTCAAAGTCTTATTTGTTAGCGTTGAAGTTCCTGTATCTAATGTTACAGTGCCACCAGCATCGGGTATTGTTATTGTTCTGTCAGCAGTCGGGTCTGTTACAAGTAATGTTGTTTCAAAGCTATCGGCAGATGCGCCTTCAAAGACAATAGAGTTTGAAGTCAGAGTGATACCAGCCGAAAGAACATCACTGTCTCCGCCTAATTTCTGAAAAAGTTCTACAAAATTGGAATTAATTTTAGTACCAGCAGAACGTAAAGTTTCGCCTGTGCCGTCATTAGCAGCCGCTCCAATCGATATGTTTTGCCTAGTCATTAAATTTTAATCCTTTAAGCTTTAATTAATGTTATTTATAACAGTTATATGAGTTGATTTGCCAAGTCTTATTGTTTTATCTAGTTAATATACCACCAGCTGAGTCTGCAAATACAGAGCCATGCTTGCCGTCAAAGTACGATTGATCCATAGTCTCGAATGTGTTAGAGAATTTAACCGCTTTAATTGTTCCGTCACTATCTTCATCGAACCTAGGTGAGTTGGCGTCAATAGCATCTTCAATATCGTTGTACATAGCATCAAACTGTGCAACAGTAAGTTCGCTGTATACCTTAACAGTTGCATTAAGATCAACACGTTCTTTATTAAGACCTGAATCGCTTGTATCATCAAAGATACCAGTGATAGAAGTGAAGGCAGTCATACTTAATGGAGTGCCTGTAAGTTGTAATGTAACTTGACCAGCATCACTATCTAAGATAGCCAAAGGTTGAGTTCCTAAGTTTAGGTTTCCTAGACTTTCAAGAATAACTTCACCACCAAGAAAAAAGCCTGATGGATGCACAAACGATTTGTATAAGTCTCTCCACTTTGCAATTGGTACTGATGAACGAACTAATATAGATAATACTTGATATAGCGCACCATTCTGAATATATCTCAATGATTCAGAACCAATTTTAGATTCACCTACAATAAACAGGTTAGCTTTAGGATAAACAATCTCAGGTTGCTCTCCATAGAACGTTCTAAAGAAAGTTTCAGATGAAGATAAAGAACCTTTAATTCTATAGTTATCAGCAAGCATACCAGCTATCAGCCGTGGGTCTTTAAAGTAATCGGCAGTCACAAGACCTTGACCGATTTCTCCGAATATCTGATTTAGATAGGTAAGTTCTGTTGCCCTTACGTCTCTTAACTTATATAAGTTCTGTATATCATTATCAAATCCATGATTTGCATCAGAATCCATATAGTCGTAATACTTCTCAAGAAAACTTACTAGCTTAGGATACTCGGCTATGTAGTGTTCAGGAAGAACTTCTCGGATCTTGCTAGTCGATAGATTCTGACCTCTGCGATCTTCATCAAGTAATGTTTGTTGAACCATTATAGGGCTACTTGTGTCTTGCCGTAATCTACTGTACCAGCAGTAAACGATCTAGTTGTATCGATATTTAGTACATAATTTCTAAGGGGTGTAACAGTTCCTTGATTTGCAGGAGTTACTGATATTCTAATATAATCAACTCCACCAGAAATTGATACTGGTGCAAACCCTGTTATTGAAATAACACCAGTCGTAGCATTGTAAGTACCCACGTTACTGATTTGAATACCACCATCTGCATCAACAACTTGAAGTTGTGTAGAACTTAATAGATTGCGTATAGTACATAGCTTACTATTAAATGTAAATGTGTTAGAACTGACAATATAGTGAACATCGTCTGGTACGGCGAGTTGGACAGGGAAAGTGACATCGTATGCCTTGGATGTTGCCAATGTAGGCACAAACCTTCGTTGCAACTTTAGGTCTATTTTTGAATTTAAAATAGAGTCACCTATGTTATCAATCTCTGTAAGTAAATTAGACCTTCTGAATGTTTTACCGAATGCGTTTAGATTAGTTGTAAAGTAGTTTGACACAATCGTAGCAACATTAGTTTCGGCACTTTTTAATGTGACGTTGGTTTTATTAGGGTTGAAGTTAAACAATGTCGATGTTTCAAGAAACGTTATAACAGGATCAACAAACTTTGTATCTATTGTCATAATAGCCAAAGGCTTAATAAGATTAGTTATGATTTCATCTTGAGTAGCAACCTTTGATGCGGCTGATGTCGTATCAGGAAACTTGAGAGATACAAACACTTTACCATATTCTGGTGTAGGTAAGTTATCTTCTCCGCCCCAAGCAATACAATCAGATACAGCTGGATATTTTGAAAGAATTAAAGCCTTATAGTCGTCGGCAGTAACAAGTCTGTTTTGAGCAGAGAATGCAATAGGAGCATTTGATCTAATAGACTCTATTGTTTCTTTGTCTGCACCGCCACTTGCGACTGTAGATGTCGTTGATACAATAGTATAAGCAGTACCATCAACTGTGATTGTGTTAGTTGGAGTGTATGTAGCACCACCATTTGACAATGCACCTTTAGAGGATAAGTACGACACAACGATCTTATTGCCAGCAACAGGAGCTAGTCCAGTTGTAATGCCGTCACTGAATGATAATTCATAGAAAGCATTAGGGGATTCTCTTAATTGGAAAAGCCTTGAACTTGTGTCAACTGTAATTGCCTTATGTAATTCCGAGTACACAATGAAATCAGAAGAAGCTGATGAAGTGAATACGTTTATTGCAACAGTTTTTGTATCAATGGACGTTTCAGGAATGACATAAATCTGACGATCTGTGGCTGAACCAACATAGAATGTTTTTGTTTTTAGAGTGCCTTCGACTAAAGGTATTGCCGTAGTACCAAGAGCACTTAGGAAAGAATAGTTACCTGTGCCGTCATCAGTAGCAGTGTGTGCCTCAAGCGTATAGAATGTGTATGAAATGTCATCAACACTTGTAGTAAAAGTAGAATACTTTGGTAGCGTTATTGTAGCTGGTCTGCCTACAGCAGTAATAGTAGTCGATAGAGCTACGTGTGCAGTTGCAGAAGTAATTGATTTTGGATTGTATCCAAGTGTTTCTGCATGTGACACAACAGATGATCGTAATTGTGCTGTATTTAAAAATGATTCATTAAGGGCAAAGTTTGCAACTAACCCATTGAAGTGAGTGTTGTGTGCCAAGACATCAAGTATGTTTGATAATCCAGATGCTTCAAAGTTATAATCAGCGAACTCGGTTTGTTGTGACAAGTGCGTTTTAAGACTTGTTTTGATTGTTGCAAAGTCGAGTTGGGTTGACTTGATATTAGTAGCCATATTATCTTAGCCTCGTTATGTTTGTTTCGAGTGTTACAATCTCATCGGAGCTTACTACTTGAAATGTTAAGCTGATACTGATACTATTAGCATCAGGTTGTAGATTAGTAACGACGTTTTTTACTTTTGCTCTTGGTTCGTATCTATTTAGAACTGATCTAATGACAGTATCAATTTCGAATATGCTGTCGTTATCTGCTAATTGAAAAAGAATGTTGTTTAAATCCCCACCAAAACTAGGTTGAAAAGGCTTCTCATATTTATTAGTCAATAGTAGGTTCTTAACAGCTTGTTTAACAGCCGCTGCATCTGTCTTCTTGAATATTTCACCAGAAGGTTTCTTTGCAAATGTTAAATCTATATCACTGAACAATTTATTACGAGTTGTTACAATAGATCTAGCACCTAAGTTGCCGTCTTCCACTGAAAATGCTCTTGATACCATTTTTATTCGCTTTTTATTAACTTTAGGGTTGACAACTTAGTATAACGTGTATATAATAAAGAAGTAATATATGAAGCCCAGTATATACTCAGCTCTTTTAGAATCATTACTAATTAAGTTTATTTATAACACTTATTACTAATCTTATAATTCATGTAAAATTAAATCACTAGAAGATAACACATTACCATTATATCTTGTTTCTACTTCGCTTTTAAAATTACCATCAGTCACATCATAACTTTCGTTTAACATAGGGCTTATGATTATCAACTGACAACTTAATGGCACTTTAGGATCATAGCTATCATAGTCTAATATTATTTTCTGTGTAGTGGCTAAATCTTTTAAAAGATCAGCAAGCCAAAACGTTTTTTCAATATCTACAATACCAGACTCGTTTTGTATTTCCCATACAGCCGCACGTCCTTCTGACTTGTATTTATTAACACTATCTGACCACCCTTTTGATGCAACATCGTTTGGTCTTACATTGTAAAGACCTTCTATTACAACTATTCTATAATTATGCATCTCATTCTTAAATTGAGGGTCATTATACTTTTGTAATATATCAGCGTTCACTTGAAAATTTCTGGCTATCTGCGCTCTATCTTTTTTAGGAACTTGAGATATTATTCCAGTCGCACCTTTAGCACCAGTATATGTCGCCAAGGTTATTGATCCTGACAACTTAGTTTTATTATTAATAATAGCATCGTTTTTTATAACTATCTCTGGTTGATAATTAACACTTGGATTAGTATCTGGCACAACAAAAGCAATGTTATTACCTCTTGATGCACTGCCAGCAGAATTTCTACTAGTTCTTGGTGACGACTTTTTACTTTTAATCTCAACTAAATTTGGTGGGTTGGTTTTTGCATATGATGGAGATAAAATTCCAGACGCTATTGCTTGACCAATAAATGCTGTATTAGTTTTATTACTAGGAGTTCTTAGTGCCGCACGCACTTCTTGTATATTCAATTCTTTTGTAGAGAAGCCACCTGTAGCTTTTGTTTTATCTAATGCTCTTAATAGATGATCGTCAATATCTACTTTAACATCTACAGCACCTATTGTTGTGTTGAATAATAAATCATTTACAATAGCCGTCGTCGGTGCAGCCGTTGTAGGAGTTGCTGTATCTGTGATAGCAGTACCACCTGATGTTGCAGTTGCGGCATACGATTGTGATCTTGCAATTTGTGCTATACCTTTTAACGATCCGTGGAATGTAGGTGCAGTAACTCCAGCTACAAACGTAGCTCCTTTGCCGTACATTGTAATATCCGTACCACCAATTGTTCCTGTTCCACCAAAGACTGATAGATTAGTTGCCGCAATGTTCATATTAGCAGACGATTGATGTAATCTAGTTCTAGCACTGATTTGCGTAACTGAGCCTGATGAAAGATGCATATCGCCTTGAGATGTAACTCTTGCAACACCTTTGATAACTTGTGTCATATCACCTAATACAGTGTTAGTCATTGATTTGATAACAGTTTTAGATGCGTGTCCTTTTGTTATATGACCAGTGTTCTTTTCTACAATAGTTCTGGAAGAACCTTCTATATTCTCAATCTTATCTTCACCAACAGTTAATTTATATTCACCATTGACTTTAACATTGTAATCACCAGCTATCTCCATATCTACGTTACCACCATATACTATTTTGGCGTCACCTAAGATAGTGATATGTTGATCTTTTGATACTGATATAATTTGAGACCCCGAAGCGATTATCATTCTTCCGTCTTGGCGTATTTCAACACCATTACCTGAATTGTGCTTTAGTATTATTCTTTCGTTACCAGGAGTGTCGTCCATTTCAAAGCTATGACCAGTTGCAGTCGTGGTTGCTCTATTCAATGTTCTTTGAGATGGAACTGGATCAGAACTTATTAACTTATCAAATCCACCAACAAGGCTGAGACTTGTATAATCTGCACCAATAGAAACTCTTGGTGTCGTACCTGTATACCAATTTTTAAACTGAGGGTATACGCCAGTGACGTCAGAATACAAATCTGTCTCTTTGCCCTGCTGAACTACAATAGGTCCTAGCCTTAGCTGTCTTTCGTTAAGATTATCATTAGATGTTGTCATTAATTCTGTCTCGCTGTAATCAATGCAGACCTACTTAAAGGTCCTAGATTATTATTGTATTGTACTGCGTTTGATTTACTAAAGGTGTTTAGTATATATGCGTCAACGTCAAACCCAGGATCGATGTCGTTGTTTTCTGTACATTGATTATGACCTAATACTTGTCCACTCTGAAATACTTTATAGAATATTCTTAGGAAATCTTTCTGTGCTTTCATTTGTGCCACTGTAATTGATTCTGATGATAAGAAAGACTCTGGGTTGTCTGTTCCTGATAGACAATTATAACCTGCAACGTGGGCTATACCAATACTGTACTGGTTGTGTCCAAAGTCGTTTGCATGCGCACCTTCTATATTTAAAGGTCTGCCTCGTTGTATTGTTCCGTCTCTTTTAATTATATAGTGATAACCTAGTCCAGAAAATCCTGTACCTGTATGCCATTGATGAATATCTTCTGCACCAATGTGTGGTTGATCAATAAAATTACCTGTCCAGTGAATTACTGTCTCAGTTATTTCTCTTGTACAATTAGAAAGTTCTGCCTCTAATTCATCTAAACTTGAAACTATACTAAACGAATAGCCTTTCTTATTAGATGCTGGACTTTTTATTACAGTCGAAGCACCTTGCCATTCACCATTTTGTGATCCAATAGTATAAACTGGTGCAGTAGAGATGCCAAGGTTTGCATAGACAGAGTTCAATTGATTTACTAAAGAGCCAACTGATGTGTCAATATTAGATAGTTCGGTTTCAATTTGAATTGCAGTTAAGTTAGAATAACCATTTAATAGATTTGCGGCTGTAAGATAATCTTTTTTATCTAAGAGCGCAGACACTTGTTTCCTTGTCTCGTTAGGAACTATGATGCCTGTGTCTTGTGTTAGTTGACCTATTGCATATCCTATAGGATCTATTGTTGCACCTATTATATCTTTAATAGATTGATTAAACCCCTGATCAAAAAACTTAGTTAATCCAGAAGTGATATTATTAGTTGATGTCTCTAAATCTTTAAAAATGCCACTCGGTAAACCATCGACAGTGCTTGCAAATTG